TTTGAATGATTGCCGGGATGTTTAGCCACGCCCGGCGCGTGATTTCCTTCACTTTCCACAGCCAAGGAAGGGCTTAGACTGGAGTTTCCACAGTCAAAAAAGGGAATTGCCATGTCAGAGAGTTTTGAGGTCAAATTCTCCTGCCCGAATTGCGGCAGTGAATCTTTCATATTTAACGCCGAACCTAGCACGATGGAGAATCTTGAATCCTGCGCCGGTTGCGGCAGGGCTATCAGCAAGGACGATGTCATCGAGCACAGCAGGAAGATTGCTAAGAAGCGAGCTGATGAGATCCTCAGGAATGCATTCAAGGGAATTAACTAAACCCTGCAGTTCTGCTACCTGACTTTGTAACTCGGTGGTGTCCAGCTCAATCGACACCACTAAATTTCCAGTTTTAGTCATTCTTTCCTCACTTAATAATATGCGTTGCGTCTTTACGAACTTTGCGGAATCCCGCGCTGTACATCGCTACTTTTGGCAGACAGCGGTTGTCTGCACTGTCGTAATACTTTGTGTCCTGCGCGATTAATGCCTTAGCCACACGGTCAACCTTGCGGTTAAGCTTCAGCGTGATTCTCTCCGGCTTGGCGCTGATGCCAACTAACAGGGGGTTAGCTGATTTCCAGTCTGCCTGTTTAGCTGCGCGTCGTTCGCGGCGGCGTTCTTGTGCGTTCATACATCCTCCCGTCAGTTAGCTTTTGGATGATGCGCCGCGTCGCTTATCCTCGCGGTTGCCGTCTGGCGGCTGCAATTCACATCATCCAGAAGCTGTCTGCTTCGGTGTATTTGCCCTTTTTCAGGGCCATCTGTTAATGAGCATCACCGTCCTGGTGAGTAGTGCGTCCTGCTGATGGACTTATATTGAACCAATAGTTCGAGTTATGCAAGAACCATAAGTACGAAATTTTAATAAATCTTTCGTTCTCTTGGTTCGATATTGATTTATAAGGTTATTTATTTTTGTAAATGCCTTATCAATCCACCTGTGATAGCTTGTGATGGTCAAAATCTTAGCGGGGATTGGCTATGAGTCTGGACGAGGAGCGCGTGAACATGATGGTTAAAGCTATGGGGCGGGCAATTATGGAGCTATCTCTCGCCAATCAGCCGATAACTCAGGAAGCGGTCGTTGAAAAGCTGGGGCAATACCGAAATGAGACGGGGAACGTGATTGGAAAAGGTGTTAACAGGGATGCGGCAGAGATCGTGCGAAAGGGAAGGGTTGCGATTGAGTAACAGGCAATAAAAAACCCGGCGCGGTGGCCGGGTTATTTTTATGCTGCTTTTTTAACTGACTTTGACAGATTTTTATCAATCAAATCAGTCAATTTCTCAGCCTTGGTTAGCTTCTCATTGATTCTATCAAAATAACGCTTAACCATTAGTGATGTCATCACTACCCCCTCATCTCATCGGTTTTGCTTGTAACACATAAATTCACATGCAGATAAATGGCTTTTTATCGAGCGCTCGGATGGCTGCCTGTAGCTTTTCTTCATCGCCGGCGTCAATGGCATCAGCCATTTCATGCATCAATACAATATATTCACCAATTACATCAGCCTGATATTCAAACTCTAGCACCTCTGCAACTTTCTGCATGTCGCTATGTACATCAGACAGGAGATCCGCACGTTCTTTGTAGCTAGGGTTTTCACCTTGAAGATACTCAATATCAAAGGCGAAAAGTTTCGTTTGTGATAACGCACGAGCTACAACATGCAAAATACGAGAATACAACCCATCGAAAATAACCTTGTTAAGGTTCTGGGCTTCTTGCAACTGGGTCACTTACTATACTCCTTATATAGGACTGATCAACACGTTTTACAATAGGAATAGGCTATTACTTGAACAGCGCGGCACTATTTGTTTAAAAAGTGTTGACCATCCATGTAAGGCTACATCCAACTTATTAACCACTATATATCCACAAAATCGGCAGAACGGATAGGATCTTTACGATGAATTTTATGCATCGTCACGAATTGGATAGTTGAATCCTCTACTAACTACTCAAAGATATCCTCAGGCCACTGCTAGCAGTCACGACCTGTTTCTTAACCACTCGCGCGCCTCATCATCATCCATGTGCCGCGATTGCTTCAGAACCCCTGCAACGTACTCTATTTTTGCTACATCATCGTAGGGTAAGGTTATGGGGCGATGGTCTTGATTAATGCTTGTAAATTGATACTCGCCGTCTCGGTCATAGCCGAGTACTTTAATCATGTTATGACCTTCAGATGTCCGCACAAAAACCTCGTCACCCGCCCGTACTAAAGTATTAGGCTCAACCAGTACGTACTCACCAGATTTGATGCGAGGCCACATGCTGTCTCCCTTTACACGCAAACCGTAAGCATCAGGATCATCACTATAAATTTTCAGCCAGCCATCAAGATCTTCTGTCATTTCGATGGCTCCATCTAGCCCAAGAACGGCCTCTCCCACCACTCTAACCAATCCTTTTTTCATAACCCCAGCAAATGAAACCGAATCTGAATCAGCATCACCCTTGCCAGAAGCCACGCCATGCTGAAGCCAGACAACATCAACTTTCAAATACTTCGCCAGAGCATTGATTTTTTCTTGGCGAGGCAGGGCTTCAGCGTTAAACCATTTGCTGACCCCTTTTGATGAAACGTTAAGAGCCCTGGCTATCGCCATGCCCCTTCCATGCTCATCTAACCCAGCTTCTTTACAGGCTTGCGCTAGCCGCTGAGCAAATTCACCACGCAATTTTTCAGTATGAACCATGAGTTCGATAGTAAAGCACTTGCAAAAACTTTCAGTTCAACCATAATGCGAACTGAAAGTACGAAAAAGGAATGGCCCATGCAAAACTTAGATGAACCGATTAAATGCGTCGGCATCCCAGAGGTGGCTAAGGCTTGTGGAGTTAGTGAGCGAGCCGTCTACAAGTGGCTCAAAAACGGATTCCTCCCCAAGACTGAGTTTTTCGGGAAAACGAATTACGCATCGAAAATTGAGCAGTTATCTGGCGGTAAATATCAGGCCAATGAAATGCTAGAACTGAGTAAGAAAAACTTGTTAGCCGCTTAAGTAACACCGCTCTTTACACATCCCCGCCCTGAAAAAGGGCAGTAATCCAAAAGACTACAAATCTATGCGTAACCCGTTATGGGTGTGCGCTCATTAACTATTCACTAAAGGGAAGTATCAACGATGGAACACGCAAACAAACGCAATGAGGCGCTCCGCATTGAGAGCGCATTACTCAACAAAATCGCATTACTCGGCACTGAGAAAACAGCCGCAGCTGTAGGTGTGGATAAAGCGCAAATTAGCCGGTGGAAACGGGACTGGATACCCAAGTTCTCGATGCTTCTGGCCGTTCTGGAGTGGGGTGTTGTCGATGACGAGCTGGCGCGTTTAGCCAGGGAAGTTGCAGCACTGCTGACAAATAAAAAACGCCCAGCGGTAACTGAGCGTTCGGAGCAAATCACATTGGATTTTTAGTCACTGTGTTACGCCAACACAATCAACAGGAGACATTTTAATGCGAAAGAGCAGAAAGCACCAGGAAAAAGAAGAGATTCGGCACCCTGATTCCCCTGATGGGTTGGTGGTAGCAGCCGCTAATAACCGGGCGTTCGCCGCTCGTTTTATTGGTGAATTCAGATTAGCACTGGCAAAGGTCAGGGGGAAGAATGGGCGTCGTTAAGTTAGTCAGCAGAACGGAGGGATCGCCCTCCAGGAGCTCATGCGTGGACAACAGAAAGTCTGGCCACTTCGCTCTGTTCAGAAGCGCTCTGGATGCACCATGGGCAACAGATACAGCGAAGCTTGCCTTGTGGGTGAGGTTGCTCAGCCAGGCGAGATTTAAGCCCGGTATGGTTGAATTCGCTGGTCGTGAGTGGTTTCTTGAGGCTGGTCAACTCGTAACAACGACCTCGATAATGGCCCGGAAATTACGCGATCAGGAAGGTAACGAAAAAAGCGCTAAGTCAGTAGAAAGGATGCTCAATTTCTTCTCCCGGGAAGGAATGATTAACACCAAAGGGACGCCTTTTGGAACTGTGATAACTATCACAAATTACTGTGAATATCAGGGCTTTTCAGGCGTCGAACCTATCGTCGAACCAACCGTCGAACCCAAACCCAGTAACGGCGCGGGTTTAAGACTGGTAGGCGTCGAACCCTCCGTCGAACCAACCGTCGAACAGAATAAGAATGTAGTTAATAAGAATAATAAAACCCCCCTTACCCCCCAGGGGGAAAAATCGCTCGCTCAGGATGTGATGGATTACTTCAACGAGATAACGGGAAGTCGCTGCGCTGCCCTGGCTCCTTTTGAAAAAGCGCTCACCACCGTGAAGAGCAAAGACCAGTGCTATACCGCTGAAGAACTCAAGCTGGTTATCCGCTGGGCTCATATGAACTGGGGGCACAGCTTTAAGCCTGAGAACCTGTGCCGCATGACTCGCTTTGACGGATACCTGTCAGACGCCCTGATTTGGGCGGACGGGCAGGGAAGTAATCCGGAAGCATGCCCCCACGAAGAAATAATAAAAATCTGGAATAGCAAGTTCCCTGCGAAGGCTGTCTCCCTGCATGAATGGAATCGACGCCGACCGGCCTACCGTGACCTTGAGGCGGTATGGAACGGCAGGACCACCCAGGGTAACTGGCGTGAGCTGAAACACATGAGCATGGCATTTGACCTGATCGGCAAATCCACCCTTTTCGCCAACAAACAGGGTGAAGCCTGGTTAACTCTGGACTGGATTCTGAATCCGAAAAACTGGGGGGCTGTCTATGAGCAGGCCATCAACGAACACAGGCAGCGAAAAGGAGTGCCTGCATGAGCAGATTTGTTGATTTATACATCGAGCGTAACGTGCTCGGAACGATCATGTTGGCCCGGGATGAGTTCTCTGATGCGGCACTTGACGCCATCGAAGGGCTCAATGAAAACGACTTCACTGTATACGGGCACAAAGTCGTACTGGCGACCCTGAAGCGACTTAATTCAATTGGATCACCTGTAGACCTTCTTACCGTGACATCTGACATCGAGGCGAGAGGGGAGCTGGATAAGGTCGGCGGATTTGGTTACCTGGCTGAAACTACCAAAGACATTCCATCACTGCGAAACCTTCCCACATACGTCCAGAAGCTGAAGGAATTAACCTCAGGGCGAAATATGGTTCAGATGCTTCAGGAAGGCATTCAGAAGCTCACTGAGCCAACCACGGAGAGCGTACAGGACATCATCGGCAGTATTCAGGCCAGTATTGGTGAGGTCGAAGTGTTCAGGGATGCGGGAACCCGCCATATCCTGGACGGGATTGAAATAGCCATTGAAGAGGTTGAGTCCATTCTGAATGGTGACATGTGGAAACACAGGACCCAGCTTGGCATGACCGACATCGACAAGGCGTTCGGCGGATTCAATAACACTGACTTCATCGTCGTCGGCGGAAGACCTGGCATGGGTAAAACCATGTTCAGCACGACCGCCACAGAAACGGTGGCTCTGAAGAGCAAAAAGCCGGTGCTTTTCTTCAGCCTGGAAATGCCAATTGAGCAAATATCTCAGCGCATCGCTTTTCACCGTGCAGGCGTTAGCAAGGAAGGTCTACTTGGTGAGAACGGGAAGAATCAGGATCTGGAATGGGCGAAAGTAGGCCGGTGCCTCGAAGAATTTACCCGCGCCCCGATTCACATCAACGACAAAACATCCCTAAGCGTTCACCAGATCCGCTCCGAAGCCCGCAGGATGCATAAAAAACTCGGTGGACTCGGCGTTATTGTCATCGACTACATCCAGAAGATGAAAATGACGAACCCGGAAAACATGAACCAGTCCGTAGGGGAAATAGCAACAGGCCTGAAGAATCTGGCAAAGGAATTGCGCTGCCCGGTTATCGCTCTTTCACAGCTAAGCCGAAAGGTTGAAGAAAGGTCCAACAAACGACCCGTTAACTCTGACCTGCGTGAATCTGGCGTAATTGAGCAGGAGGCGGATGTAATTTTCATGGTCTACCGCGATGAGAAATATAACCCGCAGACTGAGCTTAAAGGCGTGACAGAAATCATCTGTACCAAGTCACGGCATGCCCCGGGAGCTGAGAAAACATATTTCTTCAGCAACGCCCACTCCGGACTTGATCCATACGCGTTTTCCCGAAATGAAACCATGGAGTATCACGATGACTACGAATGCTAAGAAGGGCGACAAAGAGGCCATGGAGAGAGCTAAAAATTATCTCTACCGAATTTGTGCCGAATTAACTCTTGTGTCGGGAGAGAACCCCGAGGATCAGATGAGAATCGACAGCGCCCGCAGAATGGCAGCGGATAACGCGCTTAGGCTTGAATCTCACATAAGGGGGTTTTGATGAAAGCCGATCTCACAGATGACGTGAAAGTGCAATTGTTAAACCCACGCTTCATGGCCGTTCTGGAAAAGTGCCTGGACGACGAAGAGTTAATCGCACAGTTCGAACGAATCTACGAAGTAAGCCGACCACCATCACGCATCCATCCGATTGAGCGCATGGTTGACGAGGCGACAGGCTTCAGGGATGAACAGTGGTCAAGGTTCTTCTCAGCCTTCATCCCGTTTGTTTATGAAATTGTCTGGTTGCGATGGAAAGAGCGGGACGATGAATCCTGCTGGACATCTACGCCGACCACCCACTGACAGGGCCACTTACACAGTGGCCTTTTTATTTGAGGATAAATCGTGAAAGTAAAAACATCAGAGCTTAGCGGTGTGCAACTTGATTATGCGGTTGCGTGTTCAGTTGATTGGGG